AGCTTTTAACTAACAAAGAAAGAGACTTAGGAGCTGCCTATTCCGTCATCGACGAAATTGCCACAGGGCAAAAACAGGCCCCGACAAACGCATATCCCAATCTGGTTGAGGCATCTCAAGGGGCCAATAAACCCTTGCTTGAGCAATCCATGTTTGTTGCATCAAAAAGAGAATCGGATAGATGGGCTTCTGTACTAGATTTATCTAAAAAATCCAATTTGCCGCCTGAAATCATTGACAGAAATTTCGACACTATAAACAAGACGCTAAATACTGAATTAGATTACGCATCTATACTAAAAGACCATCCCGGCCTATCAAAATGGCTTCAAAATCCAGACAACGCAACAATCGCAAAGGATGAACTTGATCCTTTAAAGGCGATTGATAGGCACGCAAATGGCATTATTCTCAGGCAACAAGACTCTCAATCAGATGTTTCCAAGGCCTTTCAAACTGGTTGGACGAATTTAAAGACATCTGCCATCCATCTTGCAACTACTTACGGCCTCATCTCCCCTGAACAATCCGCAGATATCATTGCGGAGCAAAATAAAGTTATCCAGTCCATTATGGAAAGACGCCCGGATTATGTAAAAGAATATGAAAAGGCTTTAGAGGCAGAAGGGCAAGACGTTGTGAATGCCGGACGTCGATTCGGAGAAAGTTTTTCGGAGATACGGGACGGGCATATTAAACAAGCGATTGAAGACTTCACGGTAGGCGGGCTATCTACGGTTGGTGAACTCTTAGATATGGTTAAAGCGGGAACCATTGATAGACCAAGAGGGCTCGCCTATTCAACCATTCAAACCCTTGCCTATGGAATCCCGGCCCTTGCGACAGGTGCAGTAGGAGCATTGCTTGCGCCTGCTGTTCTGCCCGGCGCAATTGGGGCTGGTGCTGCCGCAGGGATTGGGTTTGCAGCCGGTGGATTTGTTGGCCAAGTGCCGACTGAGATAGGGGCATGGATTAGTCAACGTTTACAAGAAAAAGGGTTTGATCTAACTAACCCTGACGATATTAAGAAAGCTTATTCAGACCCAAACTTAATGGCCACAGTCCGGGCAGAGGCCGAACGAAAAGGAATTACAACTGCTTCGGTAGATGCCTTAGCGAATGCCTTCGCGGGCAGATTACTTGCAAAGCCAGGAACCTCCATTTTATCTAAAATAGGACGAGGCGTCGCAGAGGTTGGGATTCAGGCCACCGGAGAATCAACGAGTGAGCTTGCAGGACAGGTCGCAGCTAAAAAGGGATTTAAGGGTGTTGATATAGGGGAGGTTATCCAAGAAGGAATCGGAAGCCTTGGCTTTAGTTTCGCTGAAATAGGGATAGGAACGCTTTCAAGAACCAGAAGCCTGTTTTCCTCCGACCCTATTATTTCGGTAGTTGAGGTATCAAAGAAAACCGATGAAGCCATTAAAACACAGCAAAACCTTGAAGCGTTAAGTAACATATCGGAAGCAGTTAAAGAGGTGAAAACAGTTACAAAGGTTCCTGAAGCGCTAAAATCTTTAATCGACACCATAACCGATGAAACCCCACAGAATATCTATTTTCAAACTAAGGATTGGGACGATTATTGGCAATCTCAAAAACTGTCTCCTGCTCAAGCTGCCGCCCAAATTATGGGCGATGACGGGAAATCGTATTATCAATCAAAGGTGGAAGGGACTTCTTTTGAAATCCCGTTATCAAACTACATAGATAAAGTTGCAACAACCGAGCATTTCAATGGACTTCTTGAGACTACCCGGATACAGCCGGACGGGATGACCCTTAAAGAATCTCAAGACTTTTTAAAAGAACTGCCCGCCGTAATGAACGAAATTGCATCAGAGGCAACAAAGAAGATAGACACACCCGCCATTCAAGAGGCAAGGGCCATAGGGCAAAATATTGCAACTCAATTAGAGTCTGCCGGGTTTGAAAAGACAACGGCAAGAACCTATTCACGTCTCTATGAGTCTACGTTTAGAACACTTGCAGATAGAACCGGGCTAAGCCCACAGGCGTTATTTGATCGGTTTAAGCTTCAGATTCAAAGACGGGAGACTGTTGAAAAAGGGCCTCTCCCTATTAAAGAATCAGAACTAAAAAAATCGGTTGAAACGCAAGTTTTGCAAGAGCTTGAGGCAACACCCATATTTGCTTTTAAGAAACGATTAGGAAATAAATCTGTTTTTATATCCCCTGAAAATTGGAACGATTGGAAGCCAGTGATTGATAAAATAGGCCAAACATATTTTACAAAATCAAAAGAAAAGGGAACTAAACTCCACATTGATACCTTTGCTCAAGAGTTTGGAGAGCTATTGATTGGGCGTGAATTGTCTGACAAAGAACTTTTTGACCTTCTTGATAGGGCTGAAGTTTTTACGCAAGAAAGAATAAAAGAAGAAGTGACCAAACGAATTTCAGATGAAGACTCTATCTCCGAATTCTTTCGCAATAAAGACATCCAAAAACTAATTGAAGGAGTTACAGTTGAGCAAATAGACGATATACTTAACAATGAACCCCGAATCAAAGAAACGGTTGATTTATTTAATACTATTGAACCAGACTTAAATGTTACACAAGAGGAACTTAAAAATGCCCTTAACCGACTTAGAATATCTATTACTCACCCTAGTGAAGCACATTCAAGGCCGCTCCAAGAATTCTTCCAAGGAGAAGTAACTCTATTTCAAAATGATAGTAATTTTATCGATGGAAGAAGCTCATCAGGCATTACACTATATCATGGAACATCTAAATCTAATTTTTCAGAAATATCAAAAACAGGAATTTTAAACGGCCCCGTTTTTTTAACTCCCAAAAAAGAAGTCGCAGGCGAATATTCAGGTGACGGAGAAGTTATTGAAGTTAATATCCCAGAAAAAGATATTAAGATTGACCTTGATTTACCAGGAGCGAAATTATTATCAGTAGAAGAAGCAAATGATTATTTAGGAAATCAAGATTGGACTTTAGATACTTACATAGAAAATGGGTATTCAGTCGGCACAGAAAAATCAATATATCTAAATCAAAATAAAACCCAACTCAACCAAGGAGAAGTAACCCCTAAAGGCGCATTCCGATTCGGAGACTCTGAATTCAACATCGACATTCTGAAAGGCGCAAACCTTTCAACTTTCCTACACGAAACCGGCCACTTTTACTTCGAAATCCTTGGTCGTCTTGCCCAAGATGAAAATGCCCCGCAACAGATCAAGGATGATTACGCTTCCCTTCGTAAATATGTGGATTCCAAAGAATGGGCGACGATCACAAGAGAGCAGCACGAAAAAGTGGCCGAAGCCTTCGAGGTTTACCTTAGAGAAGGAAAAGCCCCATCCATTAGTCTTCGAAAAGCCTTTGCCAATTTTAGAGCTTGGTTGTTAGGCCTTTATCGCAACATCCAAGGTTTTCCTGTCCTAACAAAAGAGGTTAGAGGTGTCTTTGACCGGCTTATTGCAACCGATGAAGAAATCCTGGCAGCCCAGGCAGAGGGGGAAGTCATTCCCATATTCTTAGATGCCAAAGAAGCGGGGATGACTGATGAACAATTTGAGCTTTACAAACAAGACGTTCAAGAAGTAAGTCTTAAAGCTCAAGAAGAATTCCAGCAACAGGTACTGAAAGAGCATAACCGGGCTACAAAGAAATGGTGGAAAGACGAAGAAGAAAAAACAAGGGACCAAGTCACAAAAGAGATAAATGACAAGAAAGAATACATCGCCCTATCGCTCCTTCAAAAAGGAACGATGCCCGATGGAAGCCCTGCCCCTGAAGGCGTAAAAACACCTAAACTAGCCAAGCAAGCCTTAGTCGATGTTTACGGGAAAGATATCATCAAAAGCCTGCCTAAAGGCCTGTATTCAAGTGAAGGGGTGGACCAAGACTCCGCAGCAGAACTTTTCGGATTCACAAGTGGTGATGAACTGGTTAAGGCACTTATCTCCCTTAAAGATAAAAATAAAACAATCGACGGGATCACAAATGCAAGAATGATCGTTGAACATGGGGATATGCTCATTGATGGGCGGGCTGCAGAAGTAGCGAGGCTCGCTGTCAATAATGAAGGACGCTCTGCGGTGATGTTAGCGGAACTAAGGGCATTAAGAAAAAGGCAAAAAGAAGTCGCGCCTATACTAAAAGGCAAAGAAAAGGAAATTCGAGCTGGGCTAGCACAAATTAAAGAAACCGTTCCCAGCCTAAACCTTATCAGGCAAGCAGCAGAGACAACGATACGAGAAACGAAGGTACGCAATCTCGCCCCATACAAATATTTTGTTGCCTCAAGGCAGGCTTCACGCGAGGTTTTATCGGCCTTCGCAAAGGGGGATTATAAAACGGCGGCAGACTTCCAAGAAAAAGCCTTATTCTCAAATGAACTTTATAGGGCTGCCGTCAAAGCCAAAACCGAATCAGATAAAATTGTCACCTATGCCAACTCATTCCTTAAGCCAAAGACGAGGGAGCGAATCGGGAAAGCAGGGAAAAGCTATCTTGATCAAATCGATAGCTTCTTAGATCGATTTGATTTTACCCGTGGGTTATCTCTAAGCCGAATTGATAAACGAACCTCATTAGCCGATTGGATTAAGAGCCAGGAAGATCAAGGGCTCGTGCCTGTAATTCCTCCCAACCTTAGAAATGAAGCTTTCCGGGAGCATTACAAAAACCTTTCATACGAAGACTTGATCGGCATTAAAGACTCACTCAAAAACATTGAACATTTTGCCAGCTTAAAAAACAAACTTCTAACCAGCGTCAAAAAAAGGAACCTGGAAGAAACCGTAGATTACGGTGTTGCGGGAATCATTAAGGAGTCTAAAGGGAAGAAAAAGCAGCAGATAGAAACAAGATTGCCTTCTCAGGAAGCAAAGAGAGTCGTTACCGGATTTTTGGCGCATAGCCGTAAATTTGATTCTCTAATCCGTGAAATGGATGGGTTTAAAGATAATGGCCCGATGTGGGAAATCTTTTCCTTGCCGCAAAACATAGCCGCAGATAAAGAGGTTCAGGCTAATATTGAAGCCTCTCAAAAACTAGATAAAATATTTTCAACCTATACAAAAACAGAAAGGTTTAACCTTTACCGAAAAAAACACTTCCCGGAAATTCAGGACAGCTTAAGCAAGACCGCTCAACTTCTAATCGCGCTTAATTGGGGGAATGTGGGTAACCGGACTAAATTTATGGCAGGGAGAAAATTGCGTGATGGGAGAAACTGGGATGAGACACAGGTTAAAGCTGTCTTGGACAACCTCACAAAAAAAGACTGGGATTTTGTTGAATCAATATGGCGTTTACTTGAAAGCTATTGGCCGGAAACAAAAGCGATCAGCGAAAGAGTAAACGGTGTTGCGCCTGAAAAAGTGGAAGCAGCTCCAGTTCAAACAAAATTCGGGATAATTGAAGGTAGTTATTTCCCCCTTAAATATGACCGTGAATTATCCAGAAAGGTATTTGAAACAGAGATTATAGCCAACCTGGAAGACTCTCTGAGAGGAGGCACAATTCGGGCCACAACCAAGCACGGGTACAGAGAAGAACGTGTAGAAGGCGTTGAATTGCCGGTACGATTAGACTTTGGCGTCATATTCGAGCATTTATCGGAAGTTATTCACGACCAAACCCACTACGAATATCTTTTAGATGCCAATAAACTCTTAAGAAATCAGAGGATGCAAGAAACGATTATCGAGCATTACGGCCTACAGGTTTATCAGGAGCTAACCAATCTTTTGAAAGACCTTGCTATCGGTAATCGAGGAGCTCAGGAATCTTTTGAAAAATTCACAAACTATCTCAGGAATGGCCTCACAATATCCATTCTTGCGTTTAGAGCGACTACAGCCTTAATCCAACCAACTGGATTAACAAACTCTATTTCTAGAGTTGGCCCTAAATGGGTAGCAAAAGGCGTTGAAAAATGGCTTGGGGATACCGCTAAGCTGGAACTCGTAACCAAGATGATTTACGAGAAATCAATCTTTATGAGAAACAGGTGGGCTGCACTTAATCGTGAGATAGCCGATATAAGAAACAAGGCAAAGGCCAGGGGAATTATTTTAGGCCCTATTGAAGACTCGTACTTTTACTTTATTCAAAAAATGCAGCTAGTTGCCGATATCCCTACTTGGCTAGGCGCGTATGAAAAAGCAATGGCAACTTTGCCAAATGATTTTACAGCCCAAGAGAGAGAGGCTCGGGCCGTACATTTAGCAGACCAAGCGGTAGCAGACGCCCAGGGCGGAGGGAGGTTGAAAGACCTCGCGGGAATTCAAAGAGGAAGCGCTTATAAAAAACTCTTTATAAACTTCTTCTCATTTTTCAGTTCAACTTACCAGCTAATTGTCGAGGCTGTTAAAAAACGGAAGTTAAGAATCTCGAATTTCTTAAGTCTACAGACGCCCCTTGAAATCGGGCGATTAGCTGCTGATATGGCGCTACTTGTCTCAATCCCTTCAATGATGGGCACGGCACTTTCAACGGCCATTGCGGGCGGGGATGATGAAGATGAATTTATTAAAAGGGCCGCCGAAGATCAGGTGTTCTATCTGATGGGGATGATGGTCGGGCTTCGTGAGATCGGAAGCGCAATTCAAGGCTATAGAGGGTATGAAGGCCCCGCAGGAACGCGCTTTTATAGTGAAGCTGGACGACTGGCAAAACAAGTAATGCAAGGAGAAGTGGACGAGGCTTTACTTCGTTCGCTTAATAAAACTGGCGGTATCTTGTTCCATTACCCAGCCTCACAGTTAGACGCCACTTTGCGCGGCTTTCTTGCCTACAACGAGGGAAAAACTGATAATCCGGCAGCTATCTTATTCGGGCCACCAAGAAAATAAGGAAAGGAGTAAATCATGACAATCACATCATTAGTTAATCGGGTTCAATATATTGGGACTGGAACCTTAAATTTTTATGAGTATACCTATCGAATTTTTAATGAGGCAGACTTAGAGGTTACAGTAGTTGATAATGCCGTTCTTCCCGTTGTCCCAATAGAAACACCCCTTATTCTAAACGTTGATTATTCCGTTTCAGGAGCTGGTAGTTTATCGGGGGGAATTATCAGCTTAATTAACAATGGGCAACCTTGGCTTATCGTTGGGAAGCTCAAGCTGAACTACGGCATCATCATCCGAAGAGTACGCGTTTTAAAGCAAGAAACTGAGGTTCGCAATCAAGGTGAGTTTTTCCCTGAAATACACGAAGATACTTTTGATATCTTAACGACGCTAGATCAACAACAACAAAATGAAATTGATCGATCACTAAAGCTCCCTGAATCTGTTACGCCTGCATCATTTAATACGACACTCCCAACAAACATCAATCAGGCCAGTATCTCAATTGTGACGAATGCCACAGGTGACGGGTTAGCCGCAGGCCCGACCGTAAATCAAATTAGCAACGCCCAAACTCACGCCACTAACGCCGCAACTTCCGCTACCAACGCCGCAACTTCTGCTACTAACGCCGCAACATCCGCCACTAATGCGGCGGATTCGGCTACCGAAGCTCAACAAGTAGTTGATGGGATGATCTGGAATGATGTTGTTTTTAAAAGTTTCGCGAACTCCCCTATCACAATAACCGACTTAGATAGAGGGAAAGTGTTTGCAATTGATTGCACTGGCGGAAACGTGATAGTTAATCTTCCTTTGATCTCATCCCTACTATTCGACCCATGGGCAGTTGGGGTTAAAAAAATTGATTCGAGCTTTAACACGATCACGGTAAATAGGGCGGGCTCTGATTTAATTGATAATGCAGTGACTAAAATAATTGATATTCCAGGGGCTGGCATGACGCTTGTCCCAGACATAGACCCATCGCCCGACATGTGGACAAGTTTAACTTTTGGGGCCATCACCGGAAATAATATCGTGAATATTTTTAATGGCGATGGTATAACGACAGCTTTTACGCTAACGGCAGCCCCTGGAACTCAAAACAATGTAAACGTACACATTCTTAGCCTTTACATACAAAGAAGCGAATACTCCGTTATCGGGACAACATTAACCTTCAATTCCCCACCAGCTGTCGGGGTTGGAAATATTGACGTCGTCATAAGCTCCCTCATTTCTGCCGCCAGTGTAGGGATAACACAAGTAACGGAGCTAATCGTTCAGCCAATAGCGGGTAATTCGCTCATAAAATTTAAAGACCCCTCAACGGCAACACGTTGGATAATGGGAAACGATGAAGCCGATTTGGATAAATTTAAGTTGTGTAATGGCTCCACATTTGGCTCAAATCTGCATTTTATTTCATACCCCGGCGCAACAGAGTTGAGGCCAGGGAATAATATCTATAAACTTGTTTTTGATTCAGATGGGCAGATTAAATTTACTGGTGCAATTGGAAATAACCCTGTTTTTACCATAGGGGGGCCGTTGGGCGGGACTTCTCCTTTAAATGTTCTTCAGCATCAATTTCTTACTGCTGCATATACCCCTATTTTCAACTCGATATCAGCAACAGGTAATTTTAGAAACGACAACTTCAACGTGAGTTCTCCCGGGCAATATTGTGCCGTTCAGTTAGCAGCTATGAATATAACCGGTCACCAAAACCCGGTTAGCATTGTGGCTCTTGGCGTAGACGGTGTTCCAGATCAAGCCATCATGACGCTCATGACAAGAAACGGGGTTAATGATGTCGAGAGACTACGCCTAGACGCAAAAGGAAACGTCGTTCTAAATATCGCCGCCTTAGCCACAAACGCAACTGATGGGTTTTTATATATCCCAACAAGCGTAGGCTCTCCAACGGGAATCCCAACAACCTATACAGGCCGATCCCCTATTGAATACGACACGCTAAATGATCGTTTGTACGGGTATAACGGCTCCTGGCGTTACGCGCCAACCACTACCGGATGGAATACTTGGGCTCCTGTCTATTCCGCATCAGGAACGATGACCTTTACATCGGTAACAACCACCTTTGCGAGATACATGATCGTCGATAAAACGCTGTCTTTTGAAATAAAGGCAAACGGAATAGTTGGAGGATCCAATAGCGATGAGCTTAGATTTACGTTGCCAAATGATATGGCAAATGGGGATGGGACTTGCTACGGATTTACAGACGATTTAGGCTCTTTAAAAGACGGGGCGTTCGGAATCAGGTCAGGGGCGGCACAGATTGGCGTAAAACGAAGTCAAGGGGGAAATTATAATGGCGGCACTTGGGGATTCGTTGTATCAGGGAGTTTTGAGATTGCCTAAAACAAAACTTTCACCTACGTCATTTCAATATATGTTGATTCGTCACATGTCTTTTGGTAAAAAAAAAGGCTTTTTCTCCAATTTATTCTCATTTTTACAAAAAAAAAGAAGGAGTGATTTTGAATGGAAATGAAAAGAGCTGATATTTTAAAGGCGTACTTTCAATCGGTCTTAAACAAACCGTATATATGGGGTGGGCAATCATCACTTACAGGGTTTGATTGTTCCGGCTTTGCCCAAGAGGCACTCGCTTGCCTTGGTTTAGACCCAGAGGGAGACCAAACATCGGGGATGTTACGCTCCGAATTGATTGCAAGGGGATGGGTAAAAGTGTCCACGCCACGGTTTGGAGCGATTCTCTCCTTTGGCTCTCTCTCAGAAATTAAACACACAGGAATAGCGGTTAATGAAACAATTATGATCGAAGCAGGCGGCGGAGGGTCAGCTAATATCACACTGAATGATGCGATCAGGACTAACGCGACGGTTAGGTATCGCCCAATTAAAAGACGTTCAGACCTGATTGACGCGATTTGGCATCCCAGCTTAGCAGAGTAAAGAATATAAGTAAGGCGGTGTGAACCGCAGTATTTAAGTAGTATCGGTAGGTTTTGGAGTTACGAATTAATTTAAAAGGAGTTTAATATGAATATTTTAGGTATGATAAACAGTCTCTTTGCAAATACTTTATTTTCTCCATCAGCAACCGCAATAAGTGCAATCGGTGGGGTAGTACTGTGGAAAACGCTAAACTGGGCATGGGCAAACTTTAGGCCATTAAAAACACCCACAGAATTCGCAAAAAAATGGGCTTACAAAAAAGGGTTAGCATTCGGAATATTTTACGACAGACGGATTATGAATCCAGAGCTTAGAAAATCGATAAAAAATGATATCTCTAACTCCAGCAACGAAATACAAGAGGCTTTTGTACGCGGCCTATTGGCTAACGAAAAATGAACTTGCTTGATATAGGGAAATACTCCCAGGCCTTACTTACCCTGTTTTTGCTAATAGGCGCAATAAATACCACGTTTTGGTGTGTGTTCTGGCTGGTATTTGATAATCGAGTAAAGGTGAAACTCTCAAGCGCATTTATCAGTAGAGAGTCGTACGAAGGGGAAACAAAGCTTCTCAAGCAAAAAATGGAGTACGACTACCAGATGATATCTGAAAAACTTGCTTCGTGCATTTCGGCTATAGAGTCACTACGCTCTGAATTCAGAGAATTCACCGGAGAGATACAAAAACGAATAGATCATGTTGTTGAGAAAACTTAGGAGGTAGCCATCACTCACGAACAACGAGAGGCTGTAGAGCTAATCAAGGGTTGGTATGAAAAACCCGTCAAGTTCGTGTGGGATAATTTCAGGGTAGTACCTGATAAATGGCAGGCTAAAGCACTTATGCTGCTCCCCGAACCGAAAATAAAGCGAATATCTTTGCAGGCTTGCGTCGGCCCCGGGAAAACGACAGAAATGACTTGGGATGCCTGGTGGTTTTTGGCTTGCTCCCCTGTTTCCTCTCCTATTAAAGGCGAGCATCCAAAAGGGGCTGCCGTTTCAGTTACCGCAGCTAACCTCAAAGACAATCTTTGGCCGGAGCTATCAAAGTGGCAGCAAAAATCACCATTTCTTAGTGAGAAATTCGAGTGGACGAAAGAGCGCATTTACGCTGTCGATCACCCAGAAACCTGGTTCTTATCGGCCAGATCGTGGGGGAAAGATAGCGACGAGCAAGCGCAGGGGCGCACTCTATCCGGCCTTCACTCTCAATACGTCCTCTGTCTGATAGACGAATCAGGGGAAATCCCGCTTTCTGTTTTGAAAGCCGGGGAACAGGCCCTTTCAAATTGTACGTGGGGAAAAATAATACAGGCGGGAAATCCGTCATCAATGAATGGAATGCTCTACGCTGCAGCCTCAACTTTGCGCAGCCAGTGGGAAATCATCCGCATCACTGGCGACCCGGACGACCCGGAGCGATCACCGCGTATTGATATCGAGTGGGCAAGGGAGCAAATAAAAAACTACGGGCGAGATAATCCCTGGGTAATGTATTCGATTTTAGGTGAGTTCCCCCCATCGTCAATCAATTCCCTGCTAGGGATTGAGGACGTTCAGACCGCGATGAACCGGCACTATTCAATTGAAAAATACGATTATTCTCAAAAAAGACTCGGCGTGGACGTGGCCCTATCGGGGGACGACAGAACCGTTATCTATCCTAGACAGGGTTTGATCGCGTTTAAACCGGTCGTCATGCGAAACGCAAAACCCAGTCAGATAGCAGCACGAATAATTCAGGCTATCGATCGGTGGGGGCAAACAGGGACAAAGGATATCGCGGTTTTTATCGATAACTCAGGCGGGTTCGGGTCAGGGGTAATCGATAGTTTATCACAGGCCGGACAGTCTGCTATCGCCGTTAATTTTGCAGGGAAGGCAATTGACCCGCGGTACTTTAACACACGCTCTGAAATTTGGATTAATTATCGAGATTGGGTATTGCGTGGTGGCGCACTACCAAATAGCCAGTCACTCGTCCGTGAGTCAACCGAACCAACGTACTCACTACAGGGGGGGAAATTTCGCCTCGAAGAAAAGGCGCAAATCAAAAAGAGATTAGGTTTCAGCCCCGACGAGGTGGACGCTCTAGCCCTCACGTTCACGCTACCGGATAGACCGGCAAACGATTACGGGGGTGTGACGATTATTAACCCGATGAATTCGTATTCAAACACACGCGGCTTGGCTGATTACGACCCGTTTACACATAATAGGAGCTAGACGGGAGAGATAACGAGCCTATAATCTTTAGAAAATTTTCTGGGATATTGCGAGAATAAAAACGACTGTTTCGTTGAGCGCATTTCGTGCAAATAGTCGTGACGTTAGCCAGCGCTCCTCTGTATTCAGATTTAAAAACGAAACAATCAACCCAGCAGCAATCAGAGATTAGGGACTCGTTAACGTACCCGTTTATTCTAATCTCGCTCACCCTATTGCCCCCCTTTCAACGTCGCATACTGGTTCATACTGGTTATTCCCACTTCACCACCCCTCTTTCTAAGGTTATTTTTTTAGCTCCACAGAAACCCTTTATAAAACTACAGCCCCTCTCTGGAACGCCAAGCCACCAAAACCAGTTTGGATAGGAACGGCTGAGAAAAACGCCACACGTATGGCACACGAAAACACTGGCCTTTAGTTTTCCTCCGTACAAAATATGAAATTTTCGCACCCTCACGCGACAGCACATAGAAATCTCGTCGCCGATTAAATGCCTAACCACCAGCCTACGCATTAACTGTCAACCCCTTTCAACGTCGCATAATAACCATTACGTATAATTCACTAATTCTGTTGCAAGCCAAAATCGAGCGTGAGAGCGATTCCAACCCTGTAGCTTTTGTTCCACGTCAACTATTCTGGAATTCCAAACAGTTGATTTAAATGTGATCGTGCGTGATGTTATATTTTTTTGATCTCTTTAATTTCATGACGCTACTGGGCTCTGATCCTGCGGTTTGTCTTTTGTCTCCCAAAGTAGCTGCTCTAGGGATTTAACGTTTAGGTTAACGTCGCTCACAACCTTAAACCCTCCAAGGTGTTTCCCTAGGTCAACCAGGGCAGCCCGTTTGTCGTACAGCGTCAATTTAGTTTCAATGTGGGTATTTCCCTTTTTATCAAACGTTTCCCTAGTGGTTATCGTTTGAACCGCGGCCCCCTGAGATCGACTCAGGCCCCGTATTTTCGTCCTCCCGTCGACGTCAACGTAATCGAGGATATTTGAGTGCGCGAGCGTCGTCATCTCCCCCACAATCTTCTCTATGCTGGTCTGGTGTGCCTGGGCAGCATGTTGCAGCATGTTTTTTATATAGTCCGCGATTACGGGAACTTTCAACAGTCGTGCTGAGTTTGTAGTAGCGGTGAATTCAGAACACCCTGGATAGGCGATTTTATACGCAGCGATTGCCCCCTTTGGCTCTGTCCACCTCAAAACGTATTCGTCTGCGAAAATTTTTCGCCTACGCGTCAGTTTATTGTTTTCCCGTGGTTTTTCAGGGAGATTCATTCCCTCACCCCTAGGATTAGTATTTCTGCCGACAGAGGCACTCCCAATTCGTTCGCAATCTCTAGAAATCGCCTCTGAAGATTATTTGACAATTTTCCCCCGTGTTTTTTCATCTGGCAAATACGGGAGGGGTCGCAGCCGAGGAGCCGCGCTGTTTTCCGAATACTCCCACCACCGAGTAAAGCAATTACGTATTCAGCAGGGGTTTGTTTTATTATTTTGGGAGGTGTTCGCATCGCCATAAAATAGATTCCTCAAAATCAATAATACCTCACCTGAAGCTATTTTCAATATTTTTCTCTATTTTTCGGTTATTTTTTCTACGCGACGCAATCCCCGGTACTCCTCATATCCGTGCCGTTTGAGCCAGCGACTCAGAGCCCCGATATCCGTGCCGTAGTAGGCAGCTATTTTTCTAAGGGATTTTTTAATCCCGAGTTGCTCGTGAATATATATAGGATCGTATTTTAAGGATTTATCCCTGGTCATAATGAAAGTATAACATCAAATTGATTATAAACCCACGTTTTTTTTCATATTGATGTCACGAAACAGAAACTATCGATTTGTATAATGACATCATTGATGTTATTCTGCACCTATAACCAAAACAGGAGGACAGCAAAATGACTAAAACAACTGAGCAGATCGAGGAAATAGATACAAACCTAATGAACAAGGAACTTTTCGAGTTAACGGTAGGCACGATTCTGTACGTTTCATGGGGGTACGACCAAACGAATATAGATTTTTATCAAATAATACGAGTCCTCAAAAAATCAGTTGAAATTAGGCCAATTGGGGCGAAATCAGAACAAACCGGTTTTATGTCTGGGAAAAAAATGCCATCGCCTGGTGATTTTATTGGGTCTAAAACGCTCCTTAAGAGGTCACGTAGTATGGATCCTGGCTATTTATCAGATTGGAACGGGCGCCCCACTTCATATAGTTGGTACGGCTAATAACGAAGGCCACCTAGAAGACCACAACTCCCCCGCGTAGCGGGGATAAACAAAGGAGCAACGGAAATGAAAACCTTAGAAGCCCAAATTCACAATAACAAAATAAATCAGAATGTGGACGATACCCTTAAAAAAAACGGCCTCTCATTTACGATTAATAATGATGGAACCCGTTACGTTATTACGGACGACAGCAAGCTGATTGATTTTTGGCCTTCAAGCGGAAGATGGATTTGTCGAACAACTAAAACAAATGGGCATATCCTACAGAGTCTAATTAAACATTTAAGGAGCAACGGAAATGAGCAAAATTGATCAAATTGTTGAACAGGTCGACAAAAACAAGCTGTCGCACTGGATAGACGTAGACGACGCGGTAATAGAAAATTGGCTGGAAAAAGACCACCTAGAAGACCACAACTCCCCCGCGTAGCGGGGATAAACAAAGGAGCAACGGAAATGAAAACTTTGTTAGAAGGAAGGTTAAAAAAACACTTAAAAACTTTAATTAGAACGGATAATAAAAAAATCTGTACTTGTGAAGAGTTTTACAAAAATTTGAAAGCTAGCGGATATATCACTCAAAAAATAGAGGGGTCATTCTATAGCAGAAAACAGAGGAACCTTGACCATGTGCTACTAAAAAAAACAATTAAATATAGAGCGGTAAATAAAAAAGACAACACGTTATACGAGATCCCGAAACTCGCTTACGACAATTGGGATTCGATATAAATGGCACGCGCAATGAAACCCAAGAAAGGCCCTAAAAAAATAAACCTAATACGAACCTACAAATTCAGAGCCTACCCGACTACCGAACAATCAGACGCCTTGTCTGCCATTTTTCTAACGTCTGCGGAGGTCTATAACATATTGATAACGGAGAACCTGAAACGATTGAAAGAGTTTGTCCCCTCTGATGTTAAAAAGGTAGCTTTCAATATGAGCTATTTTGACTGTATTAATTTTTTGTACAAGTCAAAACTTAAAAAACTACCCATACAAACCATATTATTCATCTGCAGGACTGCCGCAACTGTTTTTAAGAAATACCAGAAAAGACAAATAGAGTACCCTGGCCCGATAGAGGCTTTTAAATCGTTCGGATTCATGATGCTAACCAATCGATGCCTGATGAAAAATGCTGTCCGATTCCCCATTTTTTATAAAAATTATGGGGCCATTGAGGTCAAGTTCCACCGTCCAATCTTTGGGCAGATCAAGTTCGGGGGTATTAAAAGAGAGAGAAATGGGTGGCATCACGTCTTTTTAGTTGTGAATAGAGAGATTGATACCCCAAAGAATAAGAACTCAATGGAAAAATCTATCGCCCCAACTATTTTCAACAAGGACGATCAGTTTGTATTTGAGCGAAAGCATATGGCATATCGAAAATTAAAGGGGGCCCAAATTCAATTGGAAAAACTAAACACACTCACCCCCAAGACCAAAGAATTCGAAAAACAGAGGCTAATCACGGCGGAGGCGTGGCGAAAGGTAGTCGATTTTCGAAACGATAAAATCCACAAATTGAGCAGGGAGATGGTGTCAAAGTTTCGTAAGATTGAGCTCAATATGGATAAGTTCTCAATTAAAAAAGGAGAAAGCTCAGTTGAAAAAAGCGATAACTTAAAATATCTTATGTCCGGCCCGACTATCCTAAAAAACTATCTTGCTTATAAATCGGTTGAAACAGGTACAGAGTTGTCTATAATTGAGAGTGAACCCGTTATTAAAGAAAAATAACTTTTATTGATCCTTAACTTTTGATCTTTGAGTTTGTAACGAGTTAGTACCGGCGGTTCTCCGGGATTCTCGGATAAAATTAAAAATATGCCAATAGGAAAAAAAATTTAGCGTCTTTCGTCACGCTAACGCGCAAATACAAGGTGACACGGGCAGCTAGAAACTGTTTCCCCCGCGCGCGAGAAGAGCACGGGGGTGTTAGATATAAAATAAATGGTCACCAACCCGTTTCCCCCGCGCGCGAGAAGAGCACGGGGCTACGACCAAACGAATATAGATTTTTATCCTGTTTCCCCCGCGCGCGAGAAGAGCACGGGAACGGTACGAAAAAAAAGTTTTAGTAAACCAAGTTTCCCCCGCGCGTAGAGAACACAGCGGGTGTGATTACCCAGAAATCTATTTATTGGCCACTTTCCCCCGCGCGTAGAGAACACGGACAGATTAAACGATGTGTAATGTCTATATTTACCTGTTTCCCACGCGCGAGAAGAACACTAATCTAGCTACATTTAATTGATTCCCTGTTTCCCCCGCGCGTAGGCCTTATTCCCAATGATGACACATGTTAACTGCGTATTTCCTGCGTATTTTCTACCGCAATTGAGGGCTTCCCAATTAATAAAATAATATTCCATATTTATTGACACAACGTATTGTGTGTATAACTATTGACACAACGCATTGTGTGTATAACTATTGACACAACGCATTGTGTGTAATATAATGGAATTATGAGCTTAACGAATAGAAACTTTAATCACAATAAATTTAAAAAGCTGTTTTTTGAACGCATCGGAAATGTTTCTGCTGAAGAGTTTCTTTACATAAAAAGGAAGGAGGGTCGTCTTAAATTGAGTCGAGGGACACTTTATAACTGGCTGACAGGAAACGCGACTCCTAGCATGTCAAGATTCCTAGAGCTATGTGACATTCTTGGCTGTTCAGCGGAGAGTTTTTTTGAAAAAAAATCTTAACAGGAGGATGACGTGCGTGAGGACATCAAATTGGGTTACTACGAGTTATGGAATAACATTTCGGAGAAAATCAAGTATGAAACAGGTGTTTTTACTATCGATCTTGATGAAGTTTCTATCTATTTTGAAATCAACTTTAATTAAAAGGAGGGGGATAAGCAGATTTAAAAAACGATCTACCGGAATATGGGGACTATAAAAAAAGCCCGCTTAAGCAGCAAAACAAAAGCGGGCAACCAAACAGAGGTGTATTCAATGGACAGTTTAACAAAATGGAATGAATTTGAAAAGAAACAGACTCAGGGATCAATGAGCTTGGTCTATCTAAACCCTGAAGATCAGGGCTATGAAGTGCCTATAGGACGGCATAATTTGCCCTTATTTGAGCATATCCACCCAATATTCCACCCTATTTTAAACAATCTTTCATCGAGGGGGGGCTAAGGAATGGTTCTGGAAATAGCTGTCATCTCGTTAGCCCTCCTTTCAATGGTTACGGTTGTGTACGTATCGATAAGCGATTTTTTCCGAAATAGAGCCCGGGAAAAAAAATGGGAGAAAGATAGCCTGGAATGGGAGAAAGCTAGACTGGAAAGGGAATGCAAGAAAAACAGCGGCCTCTGGGTTACGTGTGCTTATTGTGGCGGGGCTGTTAATTTAGAGATCGAAAAATGAATTCATTTACTGATTTTAAAGAGCTGCCTCTTTGCCCGCCAGAGCCTTCAGATCACTGGCGATTGTTTGAGTGCACGTGTGGTAGTGAGGTTGAGGGGGATATAACAGATTTGATTTTTTGTGACGAGACGGCAACTGTTGTTTGTGGCGAGTGTCAAGTGACTGTAAACTTCCAGACACTTGAAAAGTTTGCGCCCGGACAAAACTGCACAACTGAGGTTATTTGCCTGGCTTTTTACGAGTTTTTACAAAAGACCAGGAAAAGACATCTTTGCCCGCAGTTAATCCCTCCAGGAGAATACAGAAAATCTTTAGTGAACTTATTTTTGGAGGAACACAAGAGGGAGCTCCCGTAAATGAAAACTTATTCGAAAGAAGACTTGAAAGAGATCCTGGAAAAACATGAAAAATGGCTTAGGAAGGAAGAGGGGGGAGAATGTATAGACCTGTCAGGTGCTGATCTGTCATTTGTAGACCTGATAGCCGAAACACTGATAGCCGCAGACCCGTCAGACGCAGTCCCGTCAGACGCAACTCTGAGAAAAGTGGGCCAGATAGCCGCGATGCTGATAGCCGCAGACCTGAGAAAAGCAGGCCTGGAAGGCTCAATACAAGGAGAAGCTTGAGAAAAGATTTGTTAAAAAAAGGAGTTTTTTAAATGGCCATTAAAGTGATCAAAGCATCGGATTTAAAAATAAATGGGAACCTAAACGTCTTGGTTTATGGCCCTCCCGGAATAGGTAAGACAACATTCGCAGCTACAGCCCCAAAACCGTTAATCATAGACGTAGAGGGGGGCACGATGTCGATTATGGATAGGGAGGTCGATATCGTTAAAGCTGTTACATCATACGACGTAAACGATGCCATTCAACACGCCATTTCAAATAAATACGAAACGATTGTTTTTGATAGCCTAACGCGTTACTCGGAAATCCTGATGGATTCAATCCTATCAGAGGCGCGGGTAGCAAAGCCACAAATTCAACACTGGGGCGAATTGATAACCAGAATAAAAAAAGCAATATGGAAATTACAAACATACGACATCAATACGATTTTCATCTGCCTTGAAAAAGAATTCGAAGAAGACAAGCACGTCATAAAGAGGCCAATGTTAAATGGGAACCTATCTCAGTCTATCCCCGCAATTATGGATGTCTGTGCGTATCTATACGTAAACGACCTTGGGGAACGGGTCATGTCCGTAAACGGAAACGCTCGATTCTACGCGAAGCATCGTACCCCTAGGCAGAATTCAATAAAAGAAGACATCGCCCCGGATTTTATGTATCTGAAAGAACGCATTTTCAACAAAATAAAGATCGAAAAAAATGTTCCAGCTGCTCCAATGGAGCAGCGATCTAATGGAACATCCATTCATATTGTTTCCGAACTTATGGAGAGAATCGAGAGGCTTTCCGAATTGAAGACCTTCCAGCTTGATTCATCAAAAATAATGGGGGAGGCTCAAATAAAGGTAAATCCAGACGAGTTTGATATCTTAAGTTCAATAGTTAACGAACACCATAAAAACCTTAAAGAAAAGGCATCACATGTCTAAAATAGCTTTACGCCAATCCCATTTGAAGCATTATTTTGATTGTCCAAAAAAGTTTGGTTTATCACTTGTTTATCCAATCGATGAATCAAAAGACGCTTTAAGAGAAGGATGTCTTTTTGAAGGGTTTTTGTTTGGTTTTAAAGGCGACAAAGACCTGGATGATCTTATCGGTAAAAAAAAGGATATAACAATTGATCGAATAAAGGCCCACGCAGAACAAGTCAAAGCCGCTAATTTTTTTTCAGAAGACGGTGAAAAATTTTGCAAACGTAGCTTAGAGGGGGATAGCTATACTCTAAACGGAGAATACGATTACGTCGGTATTATGCCAAGCTTTGGAGGTGATAAATTTATAGCCGACCTGAAATATACCGGGGATTTAATCCGTATTTGGGAATCGGCCCTTGAAAATCTGAATAAAAAGCAATTTTTTCAATCAGTCGTTTACCCTTACATAGAATGGAGGTTGACCGGCCAAATACTGCCATTCATCTACATAATAGTCGAAAACAAGTATGACCAGGCCATCATCAAAACAATAAAAGTGACTTCAACAATTGCCGATTTTATGGAGTTGGAGGCGATGCTTACGATTATCGGGAATAGCAGCTTCCTAAAGGCAAATGAATTTGCTTGCGTCTCGAATTTTGGGAGATCACGGTGCGAGTATTTGGAACATTGCCCAGTCGGTAGGTATCAAGTTGGGCAACCGCTAGAAATTTATTTTTCGGATTTAACTTAAAAAGGAGTAACTTATGTCTTTCAATTTAAACGGGGATGACCTTCTTGAATACGAGAAGCAACGGCCAGCAACGCAAGCTGTACGTTTTCTAAACAAAGACCTAAAAAATGCGACGCTTAAAATAGTGAGGATTTTTAAGGAAAAAGAATCCGACACAGAAAAATACGTTCACCTTTACCTTGATGTTATTTCCAAGGTTGAATATGGAACACGATTAGATGTTAAATATTACGATCGGGGCCCGGTTAAACTAGATAACGGGAAAGACATGCCTTCTCACAGATCACTATATAGATATGTCGTTGTGGCGTGCGGATTTGTTGAAGACAAAGCAGAAATTCCGCCCATCATTGTTTCCTATTTCCAGCCAGAGCTGCTAATCGGGAAAATATTCACCTGTGACGTTGTTGTTAAACCTAAACAAGATTCAGATAAATTTTGGTACAACCTATATTCTGTAAGGCCCGTTCAAGAACAATCTGAGGAAGGCATATTCCAAAGCGATACGCATCTCCTTATAGCTGAAGAAGAGCCTGGAGATAATCCCGCTGAATCGTTTAAGTTTTAATGAGTCATTAAGGAGCACCATAAATGAAAAAAGCACTAACAAAAACCGATACCCCCTTACTTTTTCATATCGAAGGGGAGTGTCGTAAAGATGGGAAAAATAAATTTATGATCGGGGACTGCACCGGGCTTAGAGGAGACTGCACCGGGCTTAGCGGGGACTGCACCGGGCTTATAGGGGACTGCACCGGGCTTAGAGGAGACTGCACCGGGCTTAGAGGAGACTGCACATGGCTTACCGGAGACTGCACCAGGCTTAGAGGGGACTGCACCGGGCTTTACGGAAACTGCTCCGGGCTTACCGGAGACTGCACCGGGCTTAGAGGAGACTGCACATGGCTTATAGGGGACTGCACCGGGCTTAGAGGAGACTGCACCGGGCTTAGCGGGGACTGCACCGGGCTTTACGGAGACTGCACCGGGCTTAGAGGAGACTGCACCGGGCTTATAGGGGACTGCACAGGGCTTATAGGGGACTGCACCGGGCTTAGAGGAGACTGCGCCGGGCTTTACGGGGACTGCTCCGGGCTTTCCGGGAGCTGCACCGGGCTTTACGGGAGCTGCACCGGGCTTAGAGGGAACTGCACCGGGCTTAGCGGGGATTTAGATGAATGCGATATCTCCGAATATGAAAGAGATGCATTAATCGATATCTTAATGTTAGTAAAATCATAAATGTCTAACGACTACGACTTTCAAAGAGGCTTTCCAGTTCAAAAGGCAATGCCTCTGGATGACTTTGTGATTAGTGTGAATCTAACAAGAATTGCAACTGCTATTTATCAGAAAACAGGATTGCCCATCGCTACCGTTTACCTAAAATTAAAAGAGCTGGATATCTCTTTTCCAAGATGGCCTAAATTAAGCCAAAGCCAAAAAGACTCGCTTCTCCACCAAATTATTTCTGAACTAGAAAAAGGATAAAATTAAATTGTTTGACTTGTCTATTTCTTGGGATATAATAATTACAATGTATTTTAATTTAAAAGGGGATTAGATGAAAGAACTGAAAAATTTAGGCCGCATCATTCGATCAATTAGGCAATCTAAAAAAATGACGCTTATTGACCTTCAGTTGGCTTATAATCATCGATTCCATACAAAGATAAGTCACGCGACATTTTCTAACTGGGAACGCGGGAATACTGAACCATCCGTTATCGGCCTACACCGCCTCTCCCTTATTCTTAATTATGATTTTTTAGAGGAATTCAGCTTAAAAAACAGGCTAAAAAAAGAGGAGGGGAAATGAAAAAAGCGTCCTTTATTTTTCATATCGACTCCCTGGATATTTTAGACAGCATGACAGATGAACAAGCTGGCAAATTTTTGAAAATAATTATCAAATATCAAAAAACTGGTAAATTTCCGGACGTGGATTTTGGAATGAAAATGGCGATAACTCCGTTTATAAATCAGTTTCGACGCGATGAAGAACGGTACGAAAAAAAAGTTTTAGTAAACCAAGCAAACGGAAAAAATGGTGGGCGGCCTCTAAAAAATAGAGCTCAAAAAAACCCATCAAAACCCAAAAAACCCAGTGGGTTTACTGATAACCCAGACAAACCCAATGAAACCCACCTAAAGCCGAATAACCATGATAATGATAATGATAATGATAATGATAATGATAATGAGAATGATAATGAGAATGATAATGAGAATAAAAATAAAAAGACTTCTTCGTCGTCTTCTTACAAAAAAACAAAACCGACGACGACGACGAATTTTATAAAAATTTATTTTGGGAAATCAAAAAACGACCCCGATAGTCTTCGGAGTAAATTTATTCGGGTACTGGAAAACGATGAGTCAATTGAAAACCCGAATTCGTATATTGGGCCAGTGGATTCGGAGTTCAGAGAGCTAAAAAAATCCGGTAGCCAGGAGGAAATCACGGCTTGGTTGGACACGAAGAAAAACAAAATTTTAGAATTTGAAATAGCCAAGAGAGAGAAAGAAATTACGGATAAAAAAGTGAAAGAAGACAAAGCTTTACAGGATAAAGAACAAAAGGACGCCTTGGAGTTTGAAAATAAAAAAAACAAAGAAATAGCCAAATATATAGGCTCTCTGGACGATCAAGCCAAACTAGCCATACAGCAAGAGGCAGAGAGGCGGATAATCGATAGTTCACACGGGTTTTTAAAGCGAGCACAGATAAACCCACTTGCACTAAAAAACAATGTAGCGGCCATTGCCTGGGAAATAATTTCAAATGAAGAGGCTGATTAATTTATGACAAAAAAACGTGAACTTATGGTGCTTTTTAACGAGTTGAAATCGAGCCCAGACGAATTCATAAGGGCCTTATCTGTTGCAACAGAATTACTAAAAAATGAGGGGAATTCTAGTCCAAGTGAATTTGAGGTTAGAGAAAAAATTCGGGATTTGATAGCACTCGGGGAAAAGTTTTGATGGCCGGAAATTCTTTACTACGGGCAATATGATATTAACTGGCTATGCTGATATTGATTGCCTGCAATTTTATCGATGATCGAAAGAATTACGGCAAATGGCGGGATTCTAAAAGCGATGAAAAGGATTAACAATGACTCACTCTGTTGAAGAAATGTTTTACGAGATTGATTGCGCGATCACGGAAAAACTCGATGAAAACCCTGATATTAAAAATAAAATATCGTGTAAAAAAGGATGCGCCGCGTGCTGCCATCAAGCAGTATCTTGCTCCCAAAAAGAAGCTGCTTTACTGGCTAAACAAATAAAAGAGGGGAATGTGGAGATAGATTTAACTCTCTTGGAAAAACAAGCGGAAAACCTGAAGGTTTTGGAATCTATAGAATTTTGGAGGCTTCCTATTCCTGAAAGAAAATGCGTGTTTTTATCCGACGAAAATACTTGCATGGCGTATAAGTATCGCCCCCTAGTTTGTAGAACGCACTTTGTTCTTTCTGATCCAAAAATTTGCGCCACTCCTGATGGGAAAGGGACGATAACTTTTATTAATTTCAAATCACTTGAAATACCGGCATTTAATCTTCTAACTAACGGTGATCTAAATAAAATTAATTATCTCCCTATCCTTCTAAAAAAAGAGCTGGAAAAATTAGGGTGAAAAGGAGCTGTAAATGGATACGTGGGATTGGGTAGTTATACTTATTGAGGTCGCTTTATACTCAGCATGCATTCACATTTTGGCCACTAAAGCCTTTCCTGAGAACACTCTGCCTGCCGGGGTTTGTATGGCGGTGTTATTTACTGCTATTTACGCGAACGTGAGATTTAAGTCATGACCAGATATGGAGATGAAATGACCCCAAAAAAGTATACCTGCAAGTGGTGCGGAGATAGATTTGAAGAGATGGAAAATGACAAACCGAAACAGATTGGACGCTGTTGCAGTGATGATTGTTCGAAACGTTGGATTCAGAATCGGCTTAATACAAAACAAGAAAGGAATCGAAAATGAAAAAATTAATTAAAAGAATACAAACAGAAACGCTTTTCCATCGCGTAAATAATGAGAAAATAGAGGGTAAAAATAAATCTATGAGCGGGGACTGCACCGGGCTTAGAGGAGACTGCACATGGATTAGCGGGGACTGCACCGGGCTTAGAGGAGACTGCACCGGGCTTAGAGGAGACTGCACCGGGCTTAGAGGAGACTGCACATGGCTTAGCGGGGACTGCACCGGGCTTAGAGGAGACTGCACCGGGCTTAGAGGAGACTGCACCGGGCTTAGAGGAGACTGCACCGGGCTTATAGGGGCCTGCACCGGGCTTATAGGGGACTGCACCGGGCTTAGAGGAGACTGCACATGGCTTAGAGGAGACTGCACCGGGCTTAGAGGAGACTGCACATGGCTTAGCGGGGACTGCACCGGTCTTAGAGGGAACTGCACCGGGCTTATAGGGGACTGCACAGGGCTTAGAGGAGACTGCACATGGCTTAGCGGGGACTGCACCGGGCTTAGCGGGAATTTTGACGCTTGCGAAATCTCCGATGAGGAGAGGAACGACACCGTTGATATCTCAGATTTAATTGAATTAAAGGAAACGTAAATGAAACTTTACACAACTGAAGAATTAAAAGGGATATTGGAAAAACATCTAAAATTGCTGAGAAAAGAAGATGGCGGAGAATATGCCAACCTGAGTGGCGCAGACCTGAGAGGCGCAAACCTGGAACGCGCAGACCTGAGTGGCGCAGACCTGACAGGCGCAAGAAATATTCAATCAATCCCAGATTTTTGTAAATGGACGTTTCTTATTGGGAAAGATAATCTTGAAATCGGGTGTGAAATAAAGTCATGGGACGAGTGGAATATTTTCTTTTCTGAAAATCAGTTTATAGAAACTGATCCAAGAGAAAAAGAGTTAGAATACGCGCTTATAAAAGCAAAATTCGAATACTGCAAAAGTTTGAGGCCCATTTATACAAAGATGTTTTGGGAGAAGGAGGTTGAAAAATGAAATGCTTTAAGTGCGGAGTGGAATTCGAGGGGGAGCACTTGGCCATGTGTCGTTTTTTGCAAGGCAAGTCATCCTGGGAAGACGTAATAAAAAGCTGGGTAAAAGAAGGGGCAAAAGAAATAGCACGACGTCAGAAAAAGGAGCAACTAAAATGAACTGCTTTAAATGCGGACTAACAACCGCTCAGTTTTATATTGAGACTGACGCCAAAGACAAAATAAGGATTCCAGTTTGTGACAACCTTGATTGCGGCGCTTACGGGTTTTTGCAAGCCAGCAAAGAAGTTATGGCTAAGAAGAATTAAAATGTATATCAGCGTGTATGGGTTTCTTCTTATTCTATTTTGTTGCTGGTTGACTTGTGTAATAACCGTTTTGGTTTGGGGCCTCATAATTTTGCCGCTCTGTCGCGGGAAATCTCTAAGATGGGTTGATGATGAAAAAAATTCTTAGACGTGAGGTTAAAGAGGTTTATATCGCTTGCCAAAAGGATGATTGGGATGGCCATGGGGCTAATAGAATGCCATACGACTCATATATAGCAGTAGTCCGGTTAATACGGGCGCTTCCGCAAACCATTATTAAACCAGATGTCGTTCCTGAACCATCTGGAAAAATAGGGCTGGAATGGAATGTCGACAACAAAAACCGGTTGGTACTGAGTGTATCGGAGCGCACAATTTTTTATGCGGCTATATTAGGTGTTAGATATAAAATAAATGGTCACCAACCCTTTGTTAAAGAATTGCCGATGGCGATTAAAGAGATCCTTTCATCCTATTTTTCGAGGGAGCAAGAAATTAAAATCAAGCCAAAAAAAAGGGAATGAGTAGATTCGGGGAACCTTGGAAACGAGATAAATTTAACTGGACGGTTCTCAATAAAAACGGAGAAGATATTTTTAGTGACTACACAGTTCAGCCGGGAGTATTAGAGAGAGCAATCATTTGCGTTAACGCCTGCACTAATATCCCCGATCCCGAAAAAACTATCCCTCTTTTAATTAAGTTGGCCGAAAAGATCAACAGGATGGATGTTGAAGCAAATGGATAATTTAATTGAAATTATAGTTGCTATCCTGATATGGGCAGTTATTATGCTGGCTTTCGCGTTGGGTTGGTTCTTTGGCTATGTTAAAGGGTTTTCAAGAGGGTTTTTAAAAGGATTAAGGGCAGCTCCAGAATTACAAGAAAAAGTGATAAAAGAAATTTTAATTGAAAAAATGGAGGAGCATATTTATGCGCGAAATTAAGTTTCGGGGGATTTCAAAAAAAACGAGGGAACAGGTTTATGGCGATTATCTATGTATTAATTTTAGGCATTATATCTATTCTGGTGGCACTGTTCATAAAATTATTTCAAAAGAATTAGGTATTAGTTATTTTCTTTCTCCTAACACAGGCCCATTTATACCATCACCTTTGGCTGAGTTAGTTGACGGATTAAAATTAATTGAAATAATTCCTGAAACTTTAGGGCAATTTACAGGGGTGTTTTATGAGAAAATTGAGATATATGAGGGGGATATTGTTGAAATAAAATGCCCCATAAACAATACGAAATATGGAGATATCTTTTATTTAGATGCTGCCTTTATGGTGAATTCTGAAAAAGATCAGGACTCAAACAACAACGGAACTTTATGGGATGAATCTACGTATTTATTGGGAATAAAAGGAACCATCCACGATCACCTTTTAAAAGAAAATATCGACAAACTCGAATATCGACCCACTGCTTTTGTTGATGCCCCTGATGCCGAACCCGTAGTCAACATACGGGGGAGCTCTCTCAAAAGTAGTTTACACAGGCCAAATGTGTAGTTTACACAGGCCAAATGTGTAGTTTACACAGGCCAAATGTGTAGTTTACACAGGCCAAATGTGTAGTTTACACAGGCCAAATGTGTAGTTTACACAGGCCAAATGTGTAGTTTACACAGGCCA